CAATAAATGCCTCATGTAATACTGGTTCGCCTTGCCAAGTGTTTTCAAAGATCATAATGAATTTGTTTGTTATACTATTATTATAGTGGGTATGAATTAGAATACAATGTACATTTTATACATTGTATAATATGTTACCACTCCGCCTTCGGTTGTTTCGCTTGTGCTTTAGCAACTTTTATATTATGTTCATATAGAGTATTATCTAAACTTGCTCTCAAGTTTTGATATAACTGAAATTCCTCTTCAGTACAATCCTCTAAGTAACTACAATCATTAAATAAAATGTTACTTAATAACTTAGTCTCTTGAATAGTTAATGTTCTCATTTTAATGCTCCCTCTAAAATTTCTCTCAACTCAAATATTATTTCATTAGAATCAAGAATCTCATTAGCATAATCTGAGTCGCCCCAGTCTAGTGATCTATCCATTATTGATTCGCAACTGTCGATAACATATTCTTTAAGTTGCTCAAATTGCTCGTCAGTTAGTGTAATTGTTTTCATTAGTTTGCCTCCTTGAATTGATAATTAACATAACACCATTGATAGTTATCGTCCTCGATTTCATCACAAATATACTCACTTGCTACAGCGTCAGCATCTTTATACTGTTCATTATCTCTTAGCTGTTTGAATCTCTCAACATAGTGATTACTTAGAATCTCTACACTTTCCAATAAGTTAGCATAATTAGTATTCATTAATCCGCCTCCAAAGAAAATGTAATTTGAAATTCGTCAGTAAAATCTTGATAGTCAGTAACCACAAGCGGGCACTTGTCTAACCATTCTTGAAAGGCAACATATCTTGCCTCTAGTTCTTTTTCTCTATCTGACATAATGTAATCAGGTTTCTCTAAAAATGGGTCAATAATCATTTTACAATTCCTCCACGCTTTCAATGTTCCACTCTGAAGTATATTCGTCCTCTACATCATAAGCATTGATGTTAGCAGTTGCAAGTTCCCTTGCTTTCTCTTCGGTGTCTGCTTCAACTAAAATTGTGAAGTAATTAACTTCCGAGCATTCGATACGAAATTGATTCATAATAAAAAGAAATTCATTTGTATGTATTAATTATAGTTGATATGAATTGCAAATCAATGTACATATGATACAATGTATAATATGTTACTTTAGTTGATGTTCGTAGTCGATAGACTTAATACACCAACCGCTTGCTGCCGTGATTTCTTCAATTAAATCATCTTCATTATCTGCCTCCCATACGCCAAGAGTTTTTTCTTGTAAATCTAATTGCAATTCTTTTTTGAATTTGAGTGTATCATCTTCTGACATATCATAATCATCATTTAAGTCAAATTCAATATTATTTACATAAAACTGCATCATTTAACCCTCTTATCTTGATTTAAAGGTGATGCAAAATAATCTCTATTTACAATATAGAGTGTAACTAATGCCAATAAAATACCAGCGAAACCTAGTAACAATATTGGTGACTTAGGTAAGTCATAAGTTGGAACTGTTGTTGTTAAAAATGTCATTATGAAAAATCCTCCCATAGAACTGAACCGCCGTAATATTCTTTATCGTATCCATACTTGATAACAAGTATATCTCTTACTCGCTCTCTATCAAGAGAATCGCCATCGCCCCAAGTAAAATGCTCTCTATTTAAAGTATTGATAGCGTGTAGATAATCATAGGTAGCACTTATAATATCCTTTTTATCAACTTGTTTGTCTGTATCGACATTGAATAGAGGATATAATGCCTCTTTTTTGTCGCCATAGAATGAATAG